TGTCATTAATATAAACAATTAGTTTTTGACCAACCTGAAGAAAATCACGCCAATCTTTGTCAACATAAAAAGTTGTCCCAGTTCCACCAATTATTTCAACAGTTGGAAAACCAACATAATCATCACCAAACAATTCAACTTTATATCGTGTGTTATTGTCTGACCTTAACTCACTACTAAATATGACACCACTCATTTATTATCTTGTAAATCCTTTTTCTCTATTTTGAACAAGTATTAAATCACGCCCTGAAATCTTTGTTTCCAATGTGATTGGCTTCATTACCATTCCGTTCATACCACCACCACTTGGAGAAGATGAACCGCCACTTCCACCGCCACCATCAAGACCTTTTTTTGAAAATCTTGATATTGCTACACCAGCTGCAACCATTGCAACACCAGCAGCAATCGCAACGTATGGATTCATGTCTTTTATTGATTCTTTAAATTGATCAAATGCAACACCAAACACAATCATTGCAATACCCATTTTTCGCATAAATTTACCAACAATATCAAGCAAACCACTACCAAATTCTTGACCAGCTGAAATTTCAGAATCACCAGCTGCAATAAGATTGCCAACAAAATCACCAAATAACACAAAACCATCTTCAACCAATTTTTCAAGTTCTTGATTTAGAAATTGTGTGAATTGTTGTATTTCTGAAAGTTTAGTTTGTATCCCAAGTTCAGCATTGCTGAACATTTTCATAATACCAACAGATTCAAGAAGATTTTGACCATATTGTTTGATGTTTTCACTTATCTTATCAAATGCACTTGATTGGTTTATTGTTATTGTTTCCAACAAACCAAATTCTTGTGTCATCATTGAATGACCAGTTCCAACAATATTTAAGTCACTTACAAACGATCTGAAAAAATCATTTGATTTTGTTCTTAATGAATCAAAGATGTCACCTAAACTTTTGTATTTTTCTTTGATTACATCAATTGTTGCACCTACTCCACCTCCGCCACCGCCACCTGATGTTGTTGTTCTTGTTTTTGTTTCATCAGGAAATAACTTTTTTTGCTCTTGTTGGTTTTTGATTATTTCTTTTTGAATTGATAAATATTCTTTTTGTAATTGATTAAACTTTTTTTGATTCCTACCCAAAAATTCTAATGGTGTATTTGCATCATCAAGGACTTGACCAAACTTTGATTTTGGAATTATATCCATCCTCTCTTTTATGTTGTCAAGTTGTGATTTCAATTTATTTTCAAAATCAACTAAATCTTTCAATGATTCTTCTGTCAATGATAATCTGACTTTTTGAACCATGTTTTTCACTAAATCATCATAAGCTGAATCAAGTTGATTTATAAATCTTTCTTCATCTTTTATGTTTTTGAGTGTAGTTCCGTATTTGCTATTTATCTCATCAATTAAATCTTTTCTTTCTTTTGTTCCATGATTTGTATTCTTTAATTGGAAAAATAAACTTTGCAATGTTTCCTTTTCTTTTGCAACCCTATCATCAAGTGTTGACATTGAATCAGCAACCATTTGAGTGCTTTTAGAAACTTCCTTTGCCTTTTCATCAACTGCATCAAACACACCCATTAATCCAGTAAAATGTATAACAAGTGCAGCAATTCCAACAGTAACCAACATTACTGGACTTGTCATCAATGTTTTCAATGACATACCAAGTGAACCAACCGCAAGAGTCAATGATCCAATTAAAAATATTAATGGACCTATAATGGCAGTTATTGCAGCAATTTTTGTAATTAAACTTTTTGTTTGTGGTGATAAATTAGCAAACTTTTGTGCTAAACTTGACAAGAAATTTGCAGCTTTTCCAACCGCTGGTGCTAACATTTTTCCAAACGAAATACCTAACCCTTCAGTTGCTGACTTTAATTTAAACATTGCACCTTCAAGTGTATCATCCATTATGTCAGCCATTTCACTGGCTGCACCAGCTGAATCAATTAATTCGGTATTTAAACCAGCAATTGCATCTTGATTTTTTGCAAGTACTGTAGCTACTGTTGTGCCACGTTTTCCAAATAAATCATATGCAGCAGCGTTTGCATTAACTGCATTATTTATTTGTGCCATTGCATCCTCGAATGAAATTCCTTTTTTTGCAAGGTCTAAAAAGATGTTCCTCAATGCAGTTCCTGATGTTGATGCTTCAATACCATTGTTTGCAAGTATTCCAAGCATTGATGTTGTTTCTTGCAATGTAACACCAGCACTTTTTGCAACTGGAGCAACTGAACTCATTGCAACTTGGAACTTATTCAAATCAAGTGCAGATGATGAAAATGATTTCGCCATTACATCTGTGACCATTGTCATTTGACTTGCATCTAAACCAAATCCACGCAATGTTGCACCAGCTACTTGTGCAGATGTTGCCAAATCTTCACCAGTTGCCAATGCAAGGTTTAATGTTGCTTTTGTTATCTTTTGAATTTCACCAGCACTAAAACCAAGTTTTGAGTAATTTAACATCAAATCACTGACTTGTGTTGCACTAAACCTTGTTGAAATACCAAGTTGTTTTGCAAGATCATTTAATTGGTTAAACTCCTCACCAACTGCACCACTGACCGCTTTAACTTTTGCCATTGATTGTTCAAAGTCAGCAAAAGTTTTTGTGGCTATTCCGCCAAGTGCAACTATTGGTGCAGTCAATGACATTGACATTGAACGCCCAATGGACTGCATTTTTTTACCTTGTTTTCTTAACTCCCTTTGTATTTTTTGACTTTCAGTGCTAAAAAATAATAAGTCAAAACCAGCCCTTATGTTTATGTTTTTTCTTGCCATTACTTAAACCAATTCGGTTTTAATTTTTTAAGTTGTTCAATTTCTGCTTTTGTGTATGGATTTGATTTTGTTCCTTTTTTTCCACTTTGTTCTTCCCATTCAAACTTCATCAAATCTTGTGGTCGTTTCATTGATTTTTGCCCTTGTGATTTTAACGTTACATATGAAACTAATCTTGCAGTTTCCCACAATGATCTTGCATTTATGTTTTCATTCAAACGATGTCCAACATATGCATCCCATATTTCAACCATTGTATAATTATTTAAACATAAAGGACTTTGTTTTAATGCACCCAAAACAAAACCCCTTATGAAATTATGCAATGGCAATTTTACTTTTTTGCTTCCGCATTTAAATTATTAAACGCTGCCATGTCTTGTGACATAGCTTCAGTGAATACATTAATCAAACTCATGTCCTCATCAATTGCATTAATAATAAAATCTTTTGTGACCTTTTCACCTGATGATTTCATTCCGCAAAAAGCAATATCAACAATTGTTTCCATTTTCATGTTTTCACCAATTTGTGAAATGCTTTCACCAGTTTCTTTTTCAAACATTAACAATGCTTTAAAGCCGAATTTAAACTTGTACTCTTTGTTATTAATTTTTATCATGCTACAAATTTAATAAAAAAAGGGAATGAAGTTTCCCCCATCCCCCATTTATCACAATATAACAAAAATCAATTTCTTACACAGTTGCTTTTGTCACTGCACCAGTTCCTTCAAAAGATACTGAAAATGTTGTTGATTCCTCAAGTCCATCAGTTCTTTCAAGTGAAGTTATAAAGCACGAGCCGCTATATTCGGTATCGCCTGAGACATCCGTTGTATATGTTATTGTCACTGCATTTCTTGCTATAAATGCATCAAATAAATCTTCATACCCATAAGATGCATCCTCGTCAAAAAAACCTTCAGCTGAACCACTAAATGCTTTTTGTCCTTCAAGACTTTCTTTCCATCCGTTTGAATCTTTTGTACTTGCATCCCTTGTTGACATATCAAACGTCAATGAGTTTGATGTTAAGTGTGCAATTGTTGTTCCACCAACTTGTATTTTTGCGAGAGTTCCGTTTAATATTCCCATTTTTTTATTCCCTTAATTTTTATACAATATTACTTATTAGATTTTTTCTTCTTTGTAACTTTTTTAACTTTTGGTTTTTCTTCATTTTCCATTGCAACTTCAATAATGTGTTCAATTTCTTCTTCAAAAGTAAAACCATCAAGTGCTTTCGCAACTTTCAAATCAATTAATTCCTTGCCTAATTTATTGGAAACACGCAATTGAGTTCCTTCTGGCAATGTTCTTGTGTGGATTGCATAATCCGTTGTCAATTCTATTCTCATAAATTTAATTTTTTAATTTTTCTATTTATATAACGTTCTAAATCTTTACTTGTATTTCTTTCTACACTTGCACCAACTTTTTTAAATGCATCGTAAATAAAATCTCTTGCTGGTATTTTGTTAGCACCTGAATGCCTTGTTCCAGCATAACCATATTGAATGAAAAATGCATAAAACCCATCTCCATCAGCAAGGTTTGTTTTATCATTTTTTTTGCCTCCCATTTTTGGACCAACCAAAACATTTGGATAATGTTTCATTTTTGATGTTTTTATTTTCATTGAATCTCGCAAATTACCAATTGAATATTTACGATCTCTAACTTGCAAGATTTTTTGTGCAACTGGTGTTTGATTTTTTACTTCACGCAATAAAGGTTTGACTTGCCTTCTTAATATTTTTAAAATCTCACTCCTTTTCATCTTGTCATCAACAAGTAAAGTTATTTGTCGAGATACATCAGCAATCCCCTCTATTTTTTCAAACTTAATCATAGTTTTTTATTTGCACTAATCATTAGACCTTCACGACCAAGTTCTTGGATGTCAAGAATATCATAATATTTTGAATTGTAAACAATACGCATTGATTCATCTATTCCATCAAAGAACCGAATCTTGAATTTAACCTTGCTTGTTGATGTCACTTGGTCCGCTTCAACTTTTTCATTACCAAGACCACGTTGCACATTTGCAAACGTTGTGTGATACGTTGACCAACTTGCAGTATATTCACCAATCGAATTGGTTGAAAACGTTTGTGATTCAATCACAATCTTTCTATCTAAACGACCTATGTTCATATTTCAGTTCGTTGGCTTACCATTGACATTTGGAACTTTGTTCCTCTTGATAGGTTGTGCATATTGCTTCCAACAATTGTGCTTTGTCTATTCTCAAACATATCCGATACAATCATACGCAATGCTTGTTTAACCATGTCATCAGTATTCGCCAAAGTTGTTATTTCAATTTCAATTGGAAAGTCACGATCATATAAGTTTGGCAAATTGTTCTTCATTTCTACATAAGAATAAAGTCCATTTGTCCAAAAGTATTTTGATGAATCCAACAATGTTCGTGTGTTGTCCGAGTCATAATAGTAAATTGAAAAGGTATCAATTGGATTGACATCAATTCTGAAATCATCCCATTCAGTCATGTACCCAGTCACACCGCCTTTGATAAGCAAACCAGCTTCGTTCCATAACATCAAATGTGCAGATGCTATGTAATCATTTATGATATCATCAAACGATGAATCCAAAATGTTTAAATGTCTTTTTGCTTCAACCAAAGTCAAACCCCAATTGACCTCTGGTGTGTAGCTTGTTATTTTTTTGTTTCTTATCATTTGCTTTTTAAAAAAAAAGAGGATGGGCAAAACCCACCCTCTTAATATATTAACTAATTAAAACTACTAATTATCCGAAAGTTCCAACACTGATTGCAGCATCCTGAACAAGTGCAGCATCCCAATATGAGTTTAGGATTAATCTGTTTGTTCCGCTTACCGCTTGTGTGTATGGATCAACTAAAATCTCAACTCCACCAAACTGTGCAATTTGAACTTTTGAGAAGTCACCATAATAAACCGCTGGATTAGTTATGTCAGCAATTTGGTTTGAGAACATTGCCTTAACTCCCATAATTGCTTCATTGATGATTAATGGATTAACACCACTAACTTGAGCCGCAGTATAAACTTCACTAAACAAATCATTTGAAATTGCAAAACCTAAATTTCCACGATTGTGGTTGTTAGATTGTACTTCCTCAACAAGTGCCATCATCAAGTTTGTGATGTTTGCATTTGTCACTGGAGTTTTTCCGTTACCTAAATAATCATAAGAACCATTTGAAGAATCATCAGTAAATAATGCATATTCAACTTTTGCACCAACTGCTTGAGCAATTGAGTTTCT